CGTCGTTAGTTAAATATGATGTTGAACCCTGTTGGGTTGTTGGGTTAATCGCATTAGCCACTTGAACTGTCCATCTCTATTCGTTCGTTTAATTCACCGCATCTAGAACATTTCTTAAACCAACTGCCGAATCCGCAACTGGAACATGGATAACCGCCACTAGTGGCATATCCGTTTAATCCTGCTTCGCCTAATCCTTCTTCTTTCAATTTCTTTGCCAACCTTGGGTTCTCAATATTGAATAATCCGTCTTTGCCTGTCCGAATAACTTTAGTGCCTCTGCGAGTTTTGACTTCTAACTCTTTCATGCCTTGCGGTGGAATTATTCTTGCCATTTTGCCCTCGCCTCAAATAGATGTCCAACCTATGTATTTTGCTTCGGGATTATCTTTCAACCACTGCTCTCTTAGTTGATTTTGATATTCCCAATCAATATCACGATTATTTTCTGTATGAACAAGGGCATACCCTTCATTTGATATGCCCTTATCCATTTTAATTATCTACTACGCATTTCCAATTCCTGAAACTGCTCCATTCCATGCTGGTGCATAGCAGAAGAAAGTTCCACGGAAATAGGTTGAGAAGTCGTAAGTAAATTGAACTACTGGCCATTGAATGCCCATGTAGTCTTGAACATTTACTGCTGCCCATACATCAGATACTTCTGTATCTGGAATTGGCAGTGTGTATGACAACACAGGGCTTACGCCTTGTTGTAGCCATGGGTGAACAGTAATTGGCACCATTTTACCAGTGATTTCGTTGTTTAGAGCACCGATAGTTGCGCCACCTACATAATTACCTGTATCTGTTTGTGACAGAGTTAGACGGTAGTTAGCAGTTGAACCATTCTTGATTGCATCAGACAATTGCTTGCGGTCTGCGCCATTGATAAGAATCTCATCTGGGTCAGCCTTAACATTGTTGTACAAGTTGTAGAACACAGTCTGATACTCAACGCCCGGATTAGATGTGCTGAAGAAAGCACCATTGCGGTTGTTGTTGAATCCTGTGTTTGGACCTAGGACAGTTGGAAGAATTCCATCATATCCTGTTGCGTAAGCAGAAGTATCTGCGTTAGCACGAGAAGCAGCGGCACCTGTTGTTGAGAACGCAAAGTTATCACCAGTTAGGTTGATCGCAGCAGCACCTTGAATTACGCAGGAGTTTCCTTCTGCTGTTCCAACATACTTGCAATTTGCTGTTCCTGTTGCAGTTCCAACATAAATGTTGTAACCAATTGCGCCTGTTACTGCTGTCCAAGTTAATGCAAGTACATCACCTGAAGCAACTGTTTCAGAGGCTACTGAAGAAACGATTGACTCACCGAACCCTGAACCTGAGATACCTGCGTTTGCTGTGATGTAGATGTAGTAAACGGCTGCTGCTAAAGCAGTTTGTCCTGATACTGCTGCTGGTGAAGAAGCAACGATTCCTGTTGGTGCTGCTAAAGCCCCTGAGAATCCTGATGCAGTTCCACGAGCATATAGGAACATTCTTTCTTCCATCAACATTGTTGCGTAAAGAGTTGATGTAGAAGATAGTTGACGAAGGTCTTGATATCCCATACCTGAGAAGTTTGCATCGAATGAAACTTGATCAGATAGTGAGTATGAGTTGTAAGGAATTACTAAATCATCAGCAGCGTATGAAATCTGTGGACCACGCTCTAATTGGAAAGGAGTGGCTGCTCCCGGAGCGAAGTTGTTCTGAGTGGTTTCGTTGATTCCTGGCCAAATGTTTCCAACTCCGCCAGTACCTGTACCTGTGTATCCAAGAATTCTCTTAACACGGCGAGATGTACCAATTCCTTTTTTACGAGGAATCTTATTGCGTAGTGGTGTTGGACGAGGTGTAAGCATCTTTGCTGGTGCTTCTAAGTCGAAAGCAGCGAAAGATGTTGAAAGAGGGTTTGTTAATGTGATTTCTTTGTTGATATCACCCATTGCGCCTCTTTGTGCAGTTAGCGCAGTTTGTAGAGAAGACAACGCATCAGGAGTTAGTGACTTGCTTAGCGCAAGTGATTCTAACTGTTGTGTTGGGTCTTGTCCTAGTTCGCCATTGACGAATGGTCGTGGAGATGAAAGCGACTTGCTTAATTCTCCAAGATATTCCTCATGACGCTCTGCGGCAACTTTAGGGTTGGACTCGTTGAACAAGTCCTGAACTTTTAAGTTTTCCATTGAGTTATTTCTCCTGTAAAGAGTTATTTAGATTCTGCTTCGGTACTCGCTTTGGCAAGAAAATCCTTAGCCATATCACGATATCCCTTAGCAAGAATCAGATCGGTTGTTGTGGCAGCCTTTGCGTAATACAAATCTGCTTTGGCTTTCCACTCGTTTGTTTTATTAGCACCTGTCGCTATGGTTGTCCGTTTTGGACCGCCACCTATTGCGAGAGATTTTGCCGTTGCTAATTCAGTTTCTAACGCAGTTGCTTTATTCTCTACCGCCTCTTTTGCGGACTTCAATAATGCAATTTCGGCTTCAACCGAAGACATAGCACTCTTTACGGCTTTCTCAATGATGTCGTTTAATTTAACATCAGCGAGCAGGGACTTATCTGCTGAGTTGTCCTCATCAGAATCTTCTTCTTCTATAATTGTTCCTACTTCTTCAATAGTTGAAGGTGGAACGATTGTTTCAACTGACTTAGGTAGTGGTGTTTCGTCAGGTGTGATCATAGTAGCAGTAGATACATTAGCCATTTCGTTGGCTGGTGTTCCGCCTGTTACTGGTACTTGTGTTAATCCGTGTGTTGCTCCCGGCATATTGCAACCACATTCTAAACATTTAGTAGTTGCTTCGGCTGACATTTCAACATTATCGTTTTGATCAACCATTTCTTTTTTGGCTTCGCCTAATTCATGTTCGGCTCCGCTGCCAGCAGGACCTTCGGCTGTTTCTTCTTCTGCGGTTTCGCCGTATTGTTTATCAATATCGCCGTATCCGTATTCTTTGCACATAGCAGTAACATCATCTAGTGCTTTGCGAGCGGATGCGTAGCGTTGTGCCATTTCTTCACGAGAAGGTATCGCTTTTGCTTCACCGCCCATAGGGGTAGATTCCGTTGGCATTTCTTTGACAATGGAATTGTTTTTCTTGTTTTTCTTCATTAGCGACCTTTCGCTCTGTTTTATTGATGCTGACATACCGATCATTGATTCATAATCTGGGTCATATTCTGTTAAGTATTCATCTATCTCTAAAGATAAATTACCTATAGAATCTTCTAAATCTGCTGCGTATCTTGCGTCAATGCCCCCAACAATACCGTACGCTTGATCTAGACTACCCAATGCTGATGTTAATGCAGCAACATGCTCTGGACCATCTGCTGCTCTCGATGCTTCAGATATATAATTTTCTGCATCTTTGATATGTCTTTCAACTTTATCTGCGTTTTTGACATCTTTAGCACTGGAACCGACATTACGAACTTCTGCACGCAACTCGCTTGCGACATCACGAATATCTTTAACAGAAGCGACTCGATCTTTATCTCCATCACTAGTGCGTACCCCAGACCGAGCATTTTCTCCTGGCTCTTTTCCGCCACCACCGCCATGTGGATTATGGTCTGATTGGTCGTGATCGCCATGTTTTTCAATCAATTCTTCTGACTTAATCAATGTGCTTTCGCCTGCTACAGATTTAGCCAATATAAGTTGGCAGTTAGGATTTGCTGGTCGATCTACTAAAGACACTTCAACAATTTGACCATCAATGATTCTGCCATTGGCTGCTTTCTGATCACGCACTACACGAGGTGATTTGATACCAATACTGAATCCTCGTAGCACACGATTTTGAACTTTCTTCACTGATACTGGGTCAACTACTAATGCGCTAATGTAATGTCCGTCTGCTTTTGCTTCGTATTCTTTTGCTACGCCAGCAGCGATATTGCTATGTTGTTCACGAATATTTCCGCCAGTTCTGAACCAATCAGGCATGGCTCTGTCTAACCAAACAGGGTCGCAAATTTGTTGATCAATGTCTAGTGCGTCGTCTGTTGCTTTACCATAGACTGTTAATGTTCCATCGCCATTATCATCATATTTGAGAATATCGGCATAGACATTTGTATTTTCGCTCATAGTTTTCCTTTACTCGCTTTCATCGCCATAAACATAATCCCATAGTCCAGTATCCACTACATAAGGTGCAATGTCACACATGCAGTTCGGGTGTACTGGTGGGTCGCCATTTGGCCACTGCTCACCAATGTCTATTGGCGAAGCATCATAATTTTCTTGACATTCGTCGCAAGGGTCTGCAACTAAATATTCAACTTTTTCTACACCGCTTTCAGCGTAAAGTTCTTTACTGGACTCTACTACTGCTCGGCTCATTTCTGTTCCAGCAATACTGATTGCTCTTTCATCATCGCCAAGAATGTATGAAATATCGTCTGCTATGTCTAGTCGTGTAGCACCTCGTTCTAAGCCTTCAGCGAGGGCTGTGCCAATGCGATTCAGAGTGGTGTTAGTAATTCCCTGAATGACTATTGATCGACTCTGTAATAGGCGTTTAAGGCTTTCTGGCGGACTAACTAAAGCAGCAGCAGCACGATTGCCTGCTTTCCATTTGCTCCAGTCGATAGTCAATGCTCTTTGCATTTGTTTCTTGCTAGGAGCAGCCTTTTGTAAACCTACGGCTCTAGCAATTTCATAAGTCGTTATGTCTTCGCCTAGTACATAGGCTTCGGCATACAGTCTTCCGAGCGCAGAGTTGAGTCGGGTTATATCAAGTTTCGGCGCATGAATGCGTACCCAGTCCCGAGCAAGTTGACTATGAACTTTGGCTGGCAGGTTTTCGTCAAGATTATCCATAGGGTTGTGTAACGAAAACCAAGAATCAAGTATATTTTCAACAGATACTAAATCTTTAATGCCCAATCTTATTGAGCGAGCGAAACGAACCGCAACTCTAGTTTTAAGTCGGGTTCTATTCGGTTTCATTAGAGTCCTATGTATCTTTCGGCGTACCAGCGAGCAGATTCTTCATCGTTGATAGCGACATATTTATTGATAACTTCTGCGTATTCTGCTTCAACAATTTCAAAATTAAATGGTCGTTTGCGATTGCTCTTGCGTAACCATTTTAGAAATGCTTTGACTTCTTTGACTGCTTTATCTGTATTGTCTTCGGATTCTTCTTCAACTATTTCGGGTTCAGGTTTGCCTGTTTCAGTTTCAGGCACTTCGCCGATAGTTAATTCATCATCAACTGGCGTGGCATCATCGCCACTTAATGCAGAAGCACCACTAGCAGTAGTAGCATCAATGATTCCTTCTGGTGACAAGAAATATAATCCTGCTCCACTGTAAAGCATAGGCATATCTGCTTGTGGAGTATCTAATAACGGAAGACCCATATCGCTTCGGGCTTCATTTACTGTGCGTCCGCCATTTTTTAATTCGATATCAACTCGACGAGCCTCTGACTCTGTATCAATTTTGCTTTCAAATAATATCTTGAATTCTAATTCACGAGGCATACCTAGATACAGATAAGACAGATTAGTTAATTGTTTGCTAATCCAATCAGCCAATGGTTGAATACCAATAATCTCTGCTGAAAGTGATTCGCCTTTCTGTAAGCCAGAAGCACCCAGAGAACCACTACCGCTAAATCCAATTTCGCTAGGTAGTACGCCGAAATGTCCGCAAATAGATGTAATCAAATAATTATCTAATACATCTTTGAACTTCTCACCATATCCGTCATATTGAATTGGCGTCATACCAGCAGGTAGTAAACGAGCACGCTTTCTTTGTGCGGTCTGTCCTGCTAAATCATCGTTGAATATATTTTCATACGCTCTTAATAATTCAGGATTATTGCCGAAGGTTGCATCAGTAGTGAATAATAATTCAGGCAATACCCCATCTGTATATTCGGCTCTTATCCATTGTTGTCTGCGTAGATAAATATCTGCTAAAGGTAATGATCTTTCAGTTGGGCTGAATCCGTAGATAGTCCATGAGCGACGATTCTTAACTAAATAAGATAATTCATCAGATGTAAATTCACCATCAGCGTCTTCAATTTCATTTGGCGCCATGAACTCTGAACGAGGGAAGCCAAATAAGATCTGTTGAAATGCAGGGTTCGGTGGCATTGGACGCATACCACGATCATCAATCAATGGCTTGATCGTTGAGCCATCAAGAATTTGAAATCCGAATAAATCTCCGCCTACTGATTTCTGTGGCCAAATAGCCCAAGCATCAATTACCAAAATTTCTTCTAATGCTAAATTCAACCAATCAGACCATGTGTATCCGTTGGCTTTATCTGGGGTTTCCCAAAACGCACGAAGTCTTGCGATGTCTTCAGTGAATTTAGTTCTTGCTTGCGCCATAGCACGAACATGATCTTTACCTGATTCGGCAGCGATTCTTTCGGAAGCATCTTCGGATAAAGTGATATCCCAACTCATGCCAACGATTTTATTTTTAACAACTTCAATACATCTGCGAATAATATCTACTTGATCAGCAGTTGAACGCAGGGTAGTGAACGGAATAAGTTTAGTTGGCGTGATATTGATATTTTGCGCAACTTGATATTCATATCTTCTTGGGTCGGCTCTGCCATCTTCACGAACAGGGTTGATCGCTCCCGGGATTAACGGATTGCCCGGAGTGAAAGGTACATTTGGCCATATTGCATTTCTCGGTAATGAAACTGATTGACCATACTGTTGATTCATGATCCCTGAACGATTAACCATTTCTTGTTCAGTCATGGTTACGGAACCAGCAGGTAGATTTGGTGCTTTTTCTATCTCTGCTGCAACTCGCTTAGCGAATCTATCTAATAGACCCACGCTATGCCTCCTAAGCGTGTACTACTACACGATATTGATTTGAAGTTGGTGCTACTGAGAATAATAGTGTAACAGCAGTTGTTGAAGTATGTTCAACATCGCAAATTACTTCAGCATATTGTCCAGAGTTAGTATATACGCTAACAATTACATCTCGGGTACCAAGATTGTGTGTAATAGTATAAGAGGTCGCTGTGCCATCGCCAACATTGGCTGCATACTTGCGAACGGCAATAGCAGTATCTAATTCGAAGCCTGATGAGCCAACAGTTAATCCACCATTGACTACTGCAACGCCTGAGAAGTTTGAACCAACTAATTGAACACCATTGCTAGCAGTATATGTACCAGCACCAGAGAATTGTTGCCAAACAATAGATGTTGAACCAACAGTTACGCTTGTTGATGTTTGTACCCAACCAGTGTTGTCATAAGCAGTTCCACCAGTAACAAATACGAAATCGCCACCTTGTATTTCAGCAGATGTATCAAAATCAGTTGCTCGTGTTAATACCCAGTTGGTTGAACCTGAACCAGTATTTGTAACTGTATAAATACCATTCTGTGCAGCAGATGATTGATTTTTAACCAATACACGATTTGATACTGAAAGTGTTACACCATCAATTACAAGTGCGGCTTGTGTATCGTTATTGGTAAGAGTTGCACCAACACCTGAAGTTCCATTGTCGTATGTGGCAACCAAATTGGCAGTTGTTGCGGCAACTACAGAAGCATGAATATGTAATCCTTGTGCTACATCATCTACATATTGTTTAGTTGCGGCATCGGTCGAAACTGTTGGCGTACCGAGGTTTGTGATTTTGTATGTAGCGAAAGAAACATCTGCTGTTGGAACAGCGAGTGCTGAAAGATTGATTGTGCTATGTGCAGAGTTGTCATGTGCTGGAGTTCCATGAGTATGATCTGCTCTAGCGATTGATGTGCTTGAACCATCAGCAGAACCAGCACCGAAAGTTGTTTGAGCAGTTACAGAACCAAATGAAGGCATTCCGTGTGTATGATCATCACGAGCAGGTGCAGTTCCAGTTCCTACTGATGCTGAACCACCAACAGATAAATTGCTACCTGCGTTATTAGTTAATGATGGTGTTCCGTGTGTGTGATCTGCACGAGCATAATTATTTGATGAACCATTACCGCTTGATTGTCCGTATGTAGTTTGTGCTGTTACGGAACCGAAGTTAGATACTTGTGCCCATGTAGTGCCATCATCAAAATATAAAAGTTGTTGATCTGTTGCGTAGTAAAGTCTGCCAGCAGTTCCAGCAGCAGGGCGAGCAGCAAATACACCATACAGAACTTCTGATTCTGCTTGTGTGCTTTCCCAAGCAGTTCCATTCCAGTAATACAGTTCATTATCATTGGTGTTGTAGTAAATTTGACCAGCGACTGGTGTGCTAGGAGCAGTACCAAGATTTTGAATTACCGCATTTTGCAATTCATTCTTGTTAAGGTCTAAGCCAACTAGATATTTCTTTGATGCCATTGTTTATCTCCTAGATTATGTAAGCGGTACCAGTGAAGGCGGAATTAAAAGTTATTACCATTTGATTAACTGTTGGATAACTGAAACTGCCCTCGCAATTAGTTCCTGCTGAATCCAATACTACTGCTGTCGGATTAAAACCAAGATTATGGTTTATTGTCCATGTTGCACTTGCGCTTGCTTGTGTATGTGTATATGCGATATCACTTGGCGTGAATGCGCCTGCTGGTCCTTGCGGTCCCGGAGCGGTTATTTCAACAACTGGAATTACTGGTTGAACTACAATTATGTCGCTCATGGTGTTCTCGTAGTCTGTGGGCTAACTTGAACTGTTCCTTGAACGAGTCTTGTTACTACATTGGTTGGCGAAGTAATTTCAATATCGTAAGAATATTTGCCGTTAGTAATTGCTGCTGTTTGAACTGCTGTCGCATGACATTCTAATAATCCACTAGCCCCAGTAATTGTAATACCACTGCTTGATGTCAATGTTAATACTGCTGTTGCTGCCAATGGTGAAGTACGAATTTGTAATGCGGCAGTATAATTAGTTATATTGATTGGTGTTCCGTTAGGATTCTTGTAAGTAAAGTTAATATACCAATCCGCACCTTGATCAATAACTGTGTTATATGTGACTGCCACTTATTCTCCGTTCAGCGAAGCATTGCAATAATTACAGACGATACTTGATTTAGGACTAGGCATCTGACAACTTGGGCAGATTATAGCCATACCCGCAAGACCAGCATGCGATACTGAACCATCTTTCAATTCTGTCAATGCCCATACTAGCGCATCTAATCTGTCAGGTGAATCAGTTGCTTCAGGTGTCCACATTACCATTTGGTCTTCTAATTGTGGAAACGCACCAACATGATGCACTCTTTGTTGTTCATATAAAGCCGAGATAGGTTCTGCTCTTACTCTCTTACCTCTAGTCGCATGAACTTTGGTAACAGGCGCATTTCTATCTACTTGTTGTAAAACCATAATGACCATATCTCCGCCATTATTTGTTTCGGCGACGATGCGGTCTGCTTTCCAATTCTTAAATGCTGCGATTGCTTTCTTGCCCCACTCGTTTGGAGTAGATCGTAAAGTATCATCAGCGAGGACATAGAAGTGTCCGTCTGCACTTGCGCCTGCTGTAATGATTCCTGTTTCATCTGAATTCTCTCCGCTGGTTACTGCTGGGTCAATCGCTACTACTATGCGATAAAGAGGCGGAAGTTTGTCTGGCGTGATTCTGGTGTCTTCAATCCAGTCACGAATCCACAATGCGCCTTCGGCTGCATCAAGAAGTTCGCCATATAACTCTTGCCTTCCTGTGCGAGTGCCTTCGTATCTCGCTCGCAACTCAATGAGTGCGGTCTCAGATAAGTTTTTAGCATTATCAAATGTACTGCCTCTCGTAACATAAACAGAACCATCTGTTCGTGTTGTCCAATCACGGAGGAGTTTGATTGGTTTCGGAGTTGTAGTAACAACCACTCTCGGTCTGTCGCCGATACGGAGTGCTGGTGCTAAACCTTCCGTCCATGTTTCATACGGATATGGCCACATAGCCAACTCGTCTAACCAAGCACCTGATAAATTCAAACCACGACCTGCGTCTGGACTGTCAGCACCAAACATGTGTACTACTTGACCGTCTTTGAATAATATCTTGTATGAAGATTTGTTATATATATAATCTATATCAGGTAGTAAACCTCTATGGTTCAATGCCTTTAGAAATCCTGATGGTCCTTCTACGCACACATTCTTAGTATCAGCGAACCTTGGTGCAATTATTGCCCATTGAGTTGCTGCGCCGTCAGGTGCTTTAGGGTTTTCTAATATATTTCGGGCTAACCATTCGCCACCAGTTCTAGTCTTACCCCAACCACGACCTGAAAGAATTAACCAGACATTCCAATCGCCTTCGGGTTCTTGCTGTTCAGGTCTGCCAATGAACCACCATGGCTTGCGAGATAAATCTTTAATGACGCTATCAGGAAGCGTTTGTATCCAGTTCGCTCGTTCCTGCTTCGTCAGAGATTGAATCTGATCCCGAATTGATAAACCCATCTTTTGAATCGCCCTCGTCTAAGTATGCTAGAACTGCCTTCTTCGCATCTTCAATTGATAATGCTAGTGGTGCGCCATCGGGACCACTAATTTCTTGCCTAATCTTATCGTTCCTGCCCCAACGCTCTCCGTACTTTCTTTCAAGCCACCATGCTGATGCTTGCCATCTGCCATTTTGTGCTGCTTGTTGAATTCTTGCTACCGCAGCCACTTCAGCCTCGGCTTCAGCCTGTGTGAGCGACTCCGAGAACTCCAGAAATTCTGGGTCTGCCTCTGGTTTTCTTGCTTGTTCTAGCCAAGAATACAATGTTGATTCACTGATTCCTGCCATAGCAGCAGCCACCTTCTTGTCATTACCTGCTCGTATAGAGGTTAAGAATCTACGCTTTACATCTTCCGTTAATTTACTTGGGCGAGCCATTGCCTATTCCTTTATGGTCGTGGGTATTTGTTGAAGGTTATAGGCTTCAAGCGAAGATTGACTACTCCGCCTGCTTTGATTTGAATAGATGAGATATCAGGATATCTTGATTGAACCCATTTTAATTCTTCTGCGTGCCTATCCGCTCTTTTTGCGCCATCTTCTGTTACGCAAGCATCTATACCGCCAGTTGCAAAATACTTTGTTTTTGGGCATAGAAATTCTAATCGTACTACTGAACCATAACGAGTGAAGCCTCTAAGGGTGCTGTGATGGTCTTCGCCTGTTGGTGTCATGCGGCGATTCGGGTCTGTGAATATCCAATCACCAGCAAATGTTCCCATGAAATTAGCGCAGATATATCGCAAGCCTACTGACACATGATTCTTTAGAAAGAAATGGTTCATTGTAGGGTTGATGCCCCACATCTTTGCATTTTCTAACTCTGCGTATTTATATCCCATGCTTACGATATCGTCTATCGTGTATTGCGTAGGAATTAACTTCTTGTCGCCGAGTTCTAATAAATCTGCCATGTCATCATCAATACTGACAATGCGCTCGCCTATTGGAAACCAGTTATGATAAAACTTTCTTTGGCTAGATATGCCACGAACACCTACAACTATTTGATATTCGCCATTTAATGCGGTGTTGTATGTTTCGTATTCTTCTTCGTTAGCAACAAATATAACAATGTTGTCACGATTTACCGAAAGTCTATCTAATACTGCGAGTGTCTGATTTTTTAATATATCAGGTCGTCTGTAAGACGGTATCGCAATCGTATATTTCATTTTATCTTGAAAGCGGTATCACCTTTGACTGCTGATGCAAGTCCAACTTCTCGTTCGGTTCTGCGCTTCCGTGCTTCCTTTTGTTCTACTGCGTAAGTGAAACAATCTTTCATGCCACGCAAACAGTAGTACACAACTGTATATCTATATGAATCTTTTTGAACATGTTTGATTGGTGTTACGCCATGTAAATATCTAAATCCCGGAAAGAACAATACCCAGCCATCACGACATTCAATTACTAAATCGTATTCAGGCATTGATAAATAACCGCCACGAGTACCTCTGCGAATAACAGGCATAGCAGACCACATATCAAAATTGTTACCATCAAAATGATATGGAAGTGTGGAGGTTTTATTGATCACTCCGCTTGTCCATAATGAACGCTCGCTGATGCGCCACTCATCTGTGACTGCATTTGTTTCTTGTACATCTTTGTCATAAATATCAGGCGCAAACTCACGCATCATATCTGCTAATAAATCTGCTGTTTCAACCAGAACATCATGTTCTTCAGGTTGTTCGTATGTCAGGCTAGTAGGTCTGCATGCTTCACGAGTTTGAAATGGTTTGCGTGGTGCCATGCCGAATGTACGAGAATGATTTTCAGTTCCAGTTGATTGACGAGTTACACCTGATGAACTGTATTTAACATTACGGACTGCTTGACGCAATTTAGGAACAGCATCTGCTGGCATTTCACAATAAACTAAAAATGGTTCATTGGTTTCAGCATCAACATAGATACCTGCTTTAGTAACATTTGCTTCTAAATCAGGAACATCGTTGCCTTTAATTTCTTTTGATTGATCTCTTGTGATTACTCGCTTAACTGGAATAATTTCTAAATCAATCATGATGGGCTGTTTTCTCCTGTTGTTAATTCGACTAATTTTAGAATTGCATCAGCGTTGCTCTCAACGCCATACTGTTCTCTGAGTGCTGTCAGTTTTTCAATTATCCAAACATATTGTGCGTTTGGATATTCACACATCAATAAACGGATTGTGCGCTCTGCGTAATGTTCTGCTCGCTCAGATAATGTTGGGCGATGTTGAACATTTTCTTGCTGTCCTTCTAGCGGATTGCCTGTTTTCCAATCAACTGCAACTTTTTCTTCTAGGAATGCTAACAAATCATCAACATCTGCTGGTTCGTAACCAGTTCCTTCTAAATTGATTTCTTCTAATAAATCTAATAATGCTTGCTCGTCGTAAGTTCCTAATTCACCCAAACGATTATCTGCTGCAACAATTTTTTTTGCTTGATCATCATTGACATCAATCTCAACTACATTGATATCAGTCCAGCCTAATTCTTTTGCTGCTTTCCATAAATGATTGCCAGCAAGTATTTGTTGTGTTGATTTTTGCACAACAATTGGTTTGTATTGCCCATTAGCAGTTAATGATTCTGCTAGTTTTTTGACATTACCTTTGCGTGGATTGCCAGGAAATTCTTTTAATGTATCAACTGATACTTTGATTGCTTCCATGATTGCCTTTCGTTACAACAGGCGAGGCTATCTAATTTCTGGAAGGGTAAATAACAGATTTTAGATAGACCTCACCCATTGACAGGAAGCATAACACACTTACGCAAGAAAGTATTCCAACTATTTGCTTCGGCGTGTTTGTAGTGCCAGAACATCAGCGAGAAGGAAACGGCTCCTACGCTTTTGCCTTCCTACTGGCACTAATTTTTTTCTATATACAAGCATCCGTAATGCGTCAGGACTTACGCCCAACATCATTGCAGCCACTTCCGAGTCAATAATACCGTCGCCTTCACTCATTGATCCCCCTGTTAATCTACGCAATCATAACAATAATTGACTGCTCGTAATTCTTTTCTGCCTATAACAAACCACATGCCACAGTGATAGCATTGCACTGCTTCTGTTTCTTTGTTACCACGGAAATTCTTCAATAGGTTCTTCATCTGATTTATCCGATACTGGCACTTGTGGTTCAGGTGCATATTTAGGCACCAGTCCTACTGTGTCAGCATTTATTTCTAAAGACTGGCGGTCTTCGCCGTCTTTGGTAGTGTATTTTGATATTTGTAAACGACCAGTAACGATTATTTTGTCGCCTTTGCGTAACGCAGTTGCAGTTCCAGCAGCATCGTAATTCCATACGAATACACGGAACCAAGTTGTGTCACCATTCACCCACTCACCATTAACTGATTTGCGTGGTGTATTGGCTATATTGAAAGATGTAACAGGTGTTCCTTTAGGTGTCTTGCGGAACTCCGCATCGCTGCCTAAATTACCAACAACTGTAACGATTGCTTCACCAGCCATTGCCATTCCTTTCTAGGTATTTGTAATTGCCTTCATTGTCAAGCATAACAATACTTTTATCAGGAAGTGTAACAGGACACTCCCAAGGGTCTTGCCAACTTCCGACCATCAAGCCCAGTTGCTCTGCGTAAGAGGGGTTGAGATGAACGGAATCTGTATCAAGATTGTGGCACCCATGATGAAGTGCAACAAAGTTAGATACCTCGTCTTGACCGCCTCTTGATTTCAGTTTCCTATGATGCAGAGCCCAACTTTCAGGAAGTGCGTTTCCGCATTTTTCGCAGTATCCTCTGCATCGTGCGTAAACAACCTGCCTCATTTCATTTAACTCGCTTGCCATGTAAGCCACCTTCCAGTCAAGGGATTTCTGCAAGCACTATTGACGCAAATGAATTTATCATTCATACGAACTACGGAACGATGAGAACAGTTGTCGCACAAGAGTTCGGGTTGATAGGCATAAATATCTCCGTCATTGACTTTGACCCTGATTCGGGTGTGCCAATGGACTACCTCGTCGCCTAATGTTTTAGATAACGATTTGTTACGCTGTTTCAAATAATGCCAATTATTGCTAATCCATTTGACACGATGCATAACAACAGGGCAAGGACCGACTTCTGTCTTGCGTATATCGTTTGATAACTCTATGCGTGTAGCGAGTGCTACTAATTTTGATGATATGTGTACCCAGTCATGAAAGTCAATTATTAAACTGAGTGTGCCTATTGGAACAGGATATCTTTGTGCGTACTTTGGCGCACGAGCCTTCTCGCCATCGTTATGCTTATAGAACTCCCAAATGCGTGGGTAGTCACTAAGTATCTCGTCTAATAACCTTACTGGTGATTCCATACCTGTTCTATGGTTACCCATACTCCTTCTCTTTGTCCGTATGTTTTTGTTGCTTGTAGTAATATCACTTGGCAATCATCTTCATAGGCTACTCCTGTAAGACCATCAAGTACAGATCGGCATAATTTATCTATGTCAGGTTTGACCCAAGGGAAGGCTCGGTGAGTTGATTTAGGTTTTAGAAATACAAAATCTAACTCTAATTTCACACCACCCGCAACAGGTTTGAAACCAGCAAGTTCTGCGTTTCTTGCGATATCAGCACGCCATACAGCCAAGTCCTGCGCACGAGAATGAATCATGACTCCTGGTTTAATGAATTTCATCGATCCTTGTGGGACTGGTCGTCCTTTGACAAAAAATGAATTACTAATACCAGTTCCTCTTTTCATGATGATTCCATGCTTCGCAAGGTGAACCATAACGATGGTCAATATAGTTCAATCCCCAAGAAATTTGAACCATTGGATTATTTAAGAATCTATCGATTTCTTCTTGTGTATTCTTGCTCATGTGTCTTTGCGGTATGCCGTAGTCTTGAGTTGGCGATTCGGCTTCATGATTCCAAGCAGATTCTTTGCCCCACAACTTACCCAAACATTTCCATTCTTCGGTTCCCCAGTTATATTCAAGTTGCGCAAGAGATCTGGCATATAGCCTGTTGTCTATATTGAGTGCTTGTGCTTTTGTAGGGTCAAGGACTGGTGCATGAACGGGGTTAATCGGGGCTAGAAGGGTCATTAGAAGGGCGAGGTACATACCAACGGTAAACCTTACCCGCCATCTTTTTGTCTTCCGCAAAACGCTTTGTAGGACTTTGTTTGTTTTCATATTTACACCTCATAGAGTTCGGGTCTTAGACCTTTCGTCTTCGTCGTAGGCTTTTCGTTTAGTGTGAGTTCCTCGAGCACGAAGTCTTTCAAATAATTCGGCTCGGGTTTTAGAAGTTAGAAATATCTCGTAGCGATCAGGGTCGCAAATAGGGCATGGGGATACGCCTTCGTATTCAACATATTTCTCATCTAGATGCTTCCCTAATATCCAACCTTTTTCGCAACCTAGCGTGTGAGTACATATACAGCCAGTGTTCCCACAATGATTTTCTATGTTCATCAGTTATCCCTTCTGCGAAACCTAAACCAATCAAAAAAAGATGGCAGAGGTTTTTCGTGTTCCATTAATATGTGAGCATCCATAGCCAAGCCTGAGTCGTAGGACTTGCCTCTTTCCCAGACCAATATGAACCCACAGTTGTAAATACAACTCATGCTTTCCCAATGTTCGGGAATGTCATATTCACCTACTCGCATCAAGCCTTCCTGTCTGCGTACATTCGTTGAGCCACTCTGAAAGCATAACTTACTAAGTCAGTTAAGTCTTTACTTGATGCCTCGTCTATTGCTAGCAGGGCTATCCTGCCGAACCGCTTAGTCATTTGACCTATGCGTGATATCTCAGCACTCGTTAATTGCCTTGACTGCAATTCAGACACATACCATGCGGTCAATGCTATACAGCCACCGATATCGTTTGATTCATGCAACTTATCCCATTCATCTTCAACTAGTTTAGATAAATTCCACGCATTTACACCTGCGCCTCTTGCTTCTTCTAACTTATTTCCTATCCTAATAACTGCCTCCTTTGCTGTTTTTACTCTTGGTTGAGGAATTATTTCTAGGGAGTAGTTATCTTTATCTATATTTGGGTTGGGTTGGGTTGGGTTGGGTTGGGGGTGGAGTTTCTTTTGCGTTTCATCTGCGTTTCCTTGCTTCTCTCGATATCGCCGAAGCCTTTCCCTTGCTTCATCTCGTTTTTTATTGACCTTCTCACGAGTCGGTTGATATTCCGTATAAGAGCGAATAGCGAATCCTTTATCCACTCGCTCCCATAAGTTTTGATCTTCTAGTTCGTCACTTGGTTTAGTAGGGTCGTCGCCTACCCAAGCACTAACAATTTGATAGGGAATTATTCCGTCAGTTAATTGTCTGTTTGAATAACACAATCCAGTTATGAATAACCGAAACGCTTTATCAGATAATGCAATTACCTTCGGGTGGTCTGCGAAATTATCGTCAAGCCTTACCCAACCCATATCATTCCCCCTTCACGGATAATCGTATGGTTTCTTTGCCATACCTTACAGGTATTTCTCCTAACAACTCTTTCACTTTATCTTCATCAACCATTTTCCTGCCAGCAATTGTTGACCAAGATACTTTGATACCTTCACTTGTGATTCCGCTAGTGCCTTCAAGTTTAGCCTTTAATGAGTCTTTGATTTTTTCTAAGTTGCTAATCTCAGATACAGTTTGAAGATAATCTTTTGCTGCGGAAGCCAGTTCAGGGTCATCTATAACTGCGCCTTCCGCCACTGCTTTTGGGCGACTGGCACAACCAAACACGCCAGTAGGTTCGTAATACTGGCAATACAATTTACAGAACGCAACATCTTTTTCGGCAGGTGGCATGACAGAAGATTCTTTGATTTCTTCAAGCCAGCGTAGTGCTTCTTTTGCTGTTTCTTTATCGTATGGCTCTGTGTGATAAACAATATCTCGTTCATCACCATCACGAGGAATAGCAACTAGTGTTACATTCTTAACATCATAATTGTTTTGCTCTAGTAGCCAGCCATAGATTTGCACTTGCCAGCGTTGTTGCCTTGTGGGGAAGTAAGACAGATTAGATTTCTTGGTAGTTTTCCAATCAATCACTTCGCCATTTTCAATATCAAACATATCAATATGACCCTTGATGCCTTCGGCTTCCATACTTTCTTCAAGTAGATATTTTTCACCGAATGGGTCTTGCTTCTTAAATGATTCTTGTATGTAGGTATGTATTGCTGTACCCATTATAGAAGCAAGTTTCAATGTGTTGTGATTGGTAGGTTGCCAGTCATTCAACTTCATATAAACCTTGCGTCGGCACCCACCAATTTCGCTAGGTCCTACTTCTGCCTGTAAAGACCTAGCACTAGTTTTGGATTGACCAGTTATTGCTTTGATCAGTTCATTTGCTATTGTCATCATTACCCTTCTGTTCTTTGAATTTCATCTCAACATAATGGCGGAACGCACCAAGCATTTCCTCCCACACGCCTTGATCTCTGTCCATGCTTTCAACGATGCTTTCCCATTGTTCGTTTGTGAATTTGAAATCTTTTTCATCATTCAAATTACTGACAACATATTCGTCGGCTTCGTCTTTATCCATGATGCCGACAAACAAAATTGCGTCATTCGGCATATCTTCTATAACCTGCTTTAGATGACTTACTTTCATTTTTTACCCTTCGTTCTGATTAGTATTTTTGCTATTTCTTTTCTGATGTAATTGATTTGATTTTTAATAACCCATATCACATCAGATAGTTCAATCGTCGTTGCTTTCAATGTTGATATTGTCGGCATCGTTTCAATTGATAAAGCAGTAGCAGTTATAGTTTCAACTACTGCTGTTGTAGTGTCAGTTGTAGCGATTGCTGTCGTACTATCAACTGCTGGTGGCACGACAACTGGCGTAACGATAACTGGGGCAGTTGCATTATTGCCGGGACTGGTTGCTGGTGTAAATTTCTCAACTACTTGCGTAGTATAAGAAATAACAGGTTGATTATTTATCACTATCGGCTCAGTAGGTTTAACTTCTATTTGCCTCGTGACAGTCCACTCATTAGTTTGTAAATCAACTTTTACCTGTGTATTAGGATTATTATTTCCAATACCTGCGTGACCAGTTCCTTGTAATACATATCGCTCGCCTTCTTGTAATGTTAAACGAGAGTATTCAGAACCAGCACCGCAAGTACCAGCATCACACATGATGGCACCACCAATGGCATTACCATTAGCATCTACCTTGACATAAACATCTGCATTAGCAGAGTTGATATTCAACGCCACAAACACCAGCACGAATATCGTTACTGAGATTATTATTTTCTTTTTCATTTTACCCTTCCGTATCTACTATACCTCTAAAGAGGCACGAACACTCGTTCCGATTGAACGAGCGATATCTACTTGTGTGCGAACACGATTTGTGTTTGCTCTTGCTGCTTTCACCAACGCTTCTGCTGTTTGCAAGTTAATCCATTCTTGCTCGCACTCTAACAGTGCTTTATCTGCAACATCGCCTACACGAAGTTTTAGATTATTAGTGCCGATGTGAATTCTTGCTCTAGCAATTGCTATTTCAAAAACTGCTTTATCGGTGTGATACTTCTTTTCGGCAGCGACTAATTCATCGTGAGCAGCATCAATTTCTTTGCTCAGTTCATACAGTCTTGCTTCTATTCTTTCAGGTGTTATTGTCATTTGTTCCTTCCATAATTTGTTTGCAAATAGCACATTTTTGATTTTGTGCTACATAATTACCTGAACACTTACACCGAAATACCATTTCTTGATATCTAGGTTTAGGTGGTTCGGGAAGTTGGTGTGGGTATGTATATGCCCAACCATCTTTCCAGTGATATTCTTTAGACATTAGCAAACAGCATTCCGTTGCTAAATTCATCGGCAGTCACCCACACAATACAATCGTTTCCGTTTTGATTTGTGCGTGTCTTGCCTGAATCAACCAAGAAGCCATCTAATACTAGAGTGCGCCTGCTGGCTGATATTGTTTGATGGCTACCCTTCAATACAGTTTCTAATTCATAATCTGTATATCCGTAATCGTTATTGGCAGCAATCGTGTCATAAACTAATCTGCGAATCGTGCCAGTATGGGGTAATACTTTTTCGGCAGATTTACGGCTAGTTGATTTTGCTTTCTTGCTAATCATTACAACATTATCGCCAACTTCACGAATATATTTACCGCTTCGTTGTGCTTTAGTGATGTAATAATCTTTTCTGATGATTTGAAATACCTCTTTGCGTGTCTGATGTGGTGCCCATTCATCAGTCTGTTTGAGAGTCATCATTTCATAGGCGACTGGGTGATCTTCACAATGTGTTGATTCGTAGTCGCATACCCATAATAAGTTATTGCTTGGTCTTGTGATGCGTGTATTGCACCAAAAGCATTTATCTTCCATCAGTTTCATGATTACCCTTCATGTAGTAGTTGTAGATATTGGTCTATATTTGTTTTCAGTTCACGCAATACTGCCTCGGCAAATTCAACATCACCGCTTTGTGCAGCATTGAATAACCTAGTGGCAGACCTACTTAGATAATCTGCCACTACTGGATTCAGTATTGGGCGCATTATGATAATGACGCTACCTTCTGAATTAATACTTCTCGTAAAGTAGTTGGGGGATTACTTTCCGGTAGTACTGCGTCAAGTATTTCTTTCCTAGCGTTCCACATATTCTTGACGGCATCTTTGTTGTCCAGTTCGTCAATGGCTTTAGATAATGAATTCCAATCTACGCCACTTGTATCTACTGGTTCTTTTGTTGGTATCTGTAAATCAACCTTCTTAGGTTTGATTTTTTCTTCAACGATCACATCAACCTGACTCATTTCTTCGTCAGTATAGATACCTGATAAATCGTTAGGAAATGCTTTGCGTAGTGCTAATGATTCTGCGCACTTTGCTAACATGACATCAGGCATCTTTTTCCATATTGGGTTGTTCATAACTGCGTATGATTCCCAACGAGCAATCGCCCAAGTCGGCTCAGCA